CCCGAACAGATCACGTGTTTCTTGTCTTCTTCCTTGAAGACTGAAGCAACGCATTCTGACACAGTTTGCAAGAGTTGCATCGATTCTGATGCATCGAAACCTGAGTAATCCAAAGCAAAATGTTTCTTTCCCATCATACGATGTTTCATTCCCATGTCATGCCATTCTGTCGACTCTGGATTAATTCCATACGCATGTGGAAGCTTAAGTCTCGCTTCCTTAAACTGCACAACAAAATCAAGAAACAACATTCTATCTGCTATAACCTTTTCAGCAGAACCTGCAGTGAAAATACGTGTTTTTCCATCAAGAACCCTTTCTAGCTCACGTCTCTCGTCCTTGAGAGTACCTCGAAAAAGACCTGGTCTAACCTCGCCATTTTCCCTACAATTCACAACATCAGCCACAGCATCTGAAAGCTCTCTCTTAGGACGCCATTCACCATCAACAAAATCAAAAAGATCAGTTTTTCCTTTTGATCCCGCTGTTTTCATCCATGACCAGGGTAGACCGGGAGAAGTATCAATAGCCATCTTAGAACCTTGACCATAGTGAGATTCACCATTTATTGACGCCTGAAGCGAAATACGTGAACACTCCTGGATATGCGCAGCCAAGTCTTGTTTAACCCAATCTGCCGCCTTCTCCAAGATAGCTGTATCAAAGAAACCAGGATGGTGCATCTTCTTATCAACAGCCTTCTGCATAGAAGCATAATTCAACTGTGCCGGTGCAGATGCAGGTCCATGTCCAAAGATCATTTTGTTTTCTTCCTGTAAAGGCGAAGGTCTAATTTCACTTGGTGGTATGCACGAAACTCCGGGTTTATCAGCATGCAAATATCTACCTAAAGCTGGAAGAGGATTTGTTATATTCCTTCCAGTTTCGCCCTCAGGATCAACGGGTGGATAATTTGCAAAGCCTCTGCACTCTACCCCTCCAGAAAGAGATTCAATCAGGCTGCGTGTTATTGGTTGGAAATAATTTTTCCTTGTATTCACATCTCCAGCAACGTATATCCCAGCAATACGCAAAGCTCCATCTTCTCGTAACACGAGAAGAGATCCACAATCGCCGTGAGCAAGGTCTGGTATGTCCGTTGTATACAACTGAGCAGTGTACTCTGCATAAATTCCATCTGCATACTTAACATTTCCAGTTAGTTGAAGTTTCCCAACAGGGACAGCAAAAGTACAACGAGGTCCAGCATTCAAAGTCTCACTTATGCGTGGAACAAGTGCCATCAAGTCCAAACGTTTTGAAAAGAAACCACTAGGTTGAAGAACATCATGGCAAATGTGTCCCAAAAGCGACCGTTGTATTTTGAGTGATTTAAACCGAACAAGTATACCATCACTGTTTTCAAGATCGAAACCAGAAACATTCTTCGCAGATCGAAAGTCATGAATCGAATCATCAAACACAGTCTCCGTAAAAGACGTTGTGTCAGTTTCCACACGGAACCGATAAGATTTACACTTCTCACCTCCAAGAATGTGTCTTGGCACAAGAACCATGTTGGAAACAACTTGCAAACCATACATCGTTATTTGACGAGGTCCATCGGAAAGAAGAGTTATACGCACAAACTGTGAGGCGAATCGATCTATCATGTGTGCATCGCCCTCATTAACATTAATCTCAGAATCTAATTCCGAGATCCAATCTGCCGCATGAGCATGAGCTCCACCACGAATCCTTCGTGTTGTTGCACCTTTCTTTCCTTGTCTCTTATTTCCATGTTTCTCATACTTGACCCAAGAACGTTTCTCTGGATCATAAAAATAACGGTTTCCTTCACGATCCTCATAACCTCGGTCATCACCTTGCCAAGACAACCCGGCTTGCTCACGCATGTACAACATATGCTCAATATCATTGCCATTGCACACTATTTTGTCCTTCTTTGACACAAACATCGACAAAATTACAGATAAAAGCGTTTTAACAAAATTAATCATAATAAAAGCAAAGAAACAGAAAATGAAAAAGCGGTACAATATAATACAAAAGCCAAGAACACCAACCCAAAAAGCTGAGTATTGTTGCTCGATACCCATACGATCACGAACTTCACACAAGACCTCATAATCGTCAGGAGCAAAGACACCAACACTCACAAGATGCAAATGACGAAGCTGAAACTGAATACGCTGTCCATTTATATTTGGCCCAATCATGGTTTTGTTATCACCATCTGCAAAGAGAAAACCTCTTTCACCAAGACGAGCCACAAAATATGGCAGGTCATGTTCAACTGCAGGAGCGACACGGCTACGACAAAACGTCCGATAAGCAGTCACAACATCAAGCGCGCATGTTAAACGTTCCTCAGTCGCACCTTCCTCAAAATCGAAAGACTGAGAAACACCTCTACAATACCACGATTCAAACAAAGAAACAGAACTACCAAAACGACACTTAACTATTTTCCTAAGCAACGAAACATTGAAGTTCACAAGTTCATTCAAACTGGAAATACTACGAATCATCTCACCATTAGAACTCCCAAAAACCATGTCACCATACTGGTTACGCAATGGAAACTGATATTCACTGTATTCAGCATGATCACCTACATGGCCTGGAAGAATCAGGGATTGAGTAACAACCTCATCAGAAGCATGCGCCTTGGCAGCTATATTCGCTTCACGGTTTTTAGCCTTCACAGATTCAACAACTCTGTCAACAAGTGCATCCAGAGAAATGGTTGTGTAGTCATCCACATAAAATTTGTTCACTGCGGGTTCAACAGAAGTGTCAACATACTTTAAAGGCCATCCCGCTTGAGTAAAATCATCAGAACGCGAAGGTGCAGTTGCACCAGACTGGTTTACAGGTCCCTTAACTTTGCCATTGTCTGCAACAACACCAACAGGAACTGGTAAATATTTACCTTGCTTCCAAATACGCATCTTGTAATGAGAATTATCGCGAGACAACCCCTGTGAAGTCAAATTTGGATTCGATGGATCAACACGAGCTGGGAAACCATTCTCCCAAGATATCAACACATGATTCTCCATTCTACGCAAAAGAGCTGCGCGATCCACAGTTCCTGTTTCAGGAAAAGCAACATTAGATGTACAAATAACAACTTCAGATGTAAATTTTGTTTTCTTTTCCTTGATATCTGCCATCTTTAAACCATAAACCGCATTAGATATCAAAGGTAACCAGGTTTGATGCTCAACATCGGCTGTCTCCTTTCCAGCATTTGGTCGGGAAAAACACTCCTCCATCTTACAAATTGGCTGATTGCAGTAACCGTCCCAATGGTCTTGGATAGGATTTCTGTCGTACAGGTACGCACCTGTTTTAAATTCTTCAGGCCACTGTCGCTTGGCTATCTCCTCTGCAAGAGCCTTCGCAATGTAAGTCTTGCCAATTCCAGCTGGTCCAGCAATATACACAACGGTTGGCTCAACACGGGACAAAACATTTCGCGAGTTCACAGCACTCATGACAGCTTCATACAATTTCTTGTACTCATTTGTAAAGTGCACTCTCTCTGCAAAAGGATACTCTTTCACGAGCACTAAGGTGCGAAGAACTCCACATGCCTGTGCAAGAAGTTCCTGATAATTTGGAAGGTGAGCATAAAGAGCAGGATCATTGCTCATCTGGCCACAAGCCAAAACTGCATGAGCCATTTCAACCAACAGCTTCGGAACCTCAGCAATTGTTCTTCGACTCTCTTCAGCAATATCCACACGCGTTAATAAAGCTCGAATTGTCTCGTTCGAACGACAACTCACAAGGAAGCGAAGAAGAACAATAACAAGATCAGACAATTTAGAAATTGCCTGTTTGCTACCATTCTTGAACAAATCCTTGCAACCAGTCACATCATACAAACGGAAGAAATTATTAACAATAGAGGTCGACAAAGTACCAGTAAAAAGAACAGAAATCAAAGTCAAAAAGACAGTAACGAAAGGTTCAACAGTCTCATCTCCATGAGCAGTCGGTTTCGAAAACATGGAGATAAAATCAACACACAATTGTTGTCCATACTTTGGGATCAAAACAAGACCAAGAAGAGCAGCCCACTGCTTAACAGTTTCACAAGCAGTCGCCAAAGTTGCAAAACAAACAACAAGAGCAGCAGCTTCAACAAGTTTTGCAATCTTTGAAAAGGTGTCTTTAACAGTCTCAACGGTAACCTCCACCTGTTCATAGATCTTTTGAGTTGAAGCAGCTTCTGCCAATCCAGATCCAAACTTACGACAACATTCACCAAAGAAATCACTCCAAGTCTTGGAATCCCGTGAAGGAACCATCGCAAAGAGTTTTTGTATCTGGTGACGTGTAAAGAAACCAGCCATAAACATCATGGCTAACCAAAGAATTTCAAGTGAACAATGAGCCTGAGGACCAGACAATCTCCGCATGAAACTCCTTCCTACATCAGCGCGGAAAAGATCTTCAGAAGTTCCAAATGGAACTTTCCTACCACGATAGATCTCAAACTTCTCTCCCTGCTCAAACCAGACCAAAACATGTTTCGGTATACTTGGATCATCGATATTGTCCAAGAAACTATGTTTGGTCCACGAGGTCCAATCGACCTTTCGGACAATGTCCGGTTGATAGAGGATATCCTCTAAATGAAGAACTTCTGATGAGTTCAAATAAGCTGACAAACGCTTCGCCATCTTGAGTAAACACTGAGTAGACTCTCACACTGA